CGGTGCTCGGCAAGTACAATGCTGATGCAGAAGACTACGCACTTACGATAGGTAATGGAACTGATGAGAATACTCGCTCTAACGCCCTTGCCGTTACATGGGACGGAAATGTACACATCGACCTTGCTGATTATCAAACGGTAAGTACGACCGATAAGGCTATATATGATGCTCTTGTAGCACTTGGATGGGAAAGCGAGGTGACTGAATGAAGTTTAAGTTAAAGGAGTGGATCGCAGAGGTCACCAAAAGGCTCTCTGAAGAACAGTACATTGTGGCTATCAAAACCACAGACAATGTGACGGTCAATACGAACTCGGTGCAATCAGCAACTGTGAGTGCATCCAAAACGGGTTACACGCCCATCGGGATCGTGGGTATCACAAAGGCTGTCGTGGGTTCGGGAAATGTAAACGCTATATGTATTACGCAGTATTATATCAACACCAATGGAAACGCCTCTGCGGTATTCTACAATGCCTCGGCTGCGAACCGAACCATGACGGTTTCTTTCCGCATACTGTATAAGAAGAACAACTCATAAAGAGGCGGTGCCCTTCGGGGCGTTTTTTATTGAAAGGAGAAACAGATGAACATTGAATTTATTGACGGCATGATCATGCCAATCATCACCGCAGCCGGACTCTGCATCGGGTATGTCATGAAGAAGTGGCTCCCGACAGATGACAAGTGGATACCGACCGTTCTGCTTCTTTTGGGAGCGATCAGCGGAGTGATCCTGTTCGGACTTAACTACGAGGGCGTGGTTAAGGGAATGGTCAGCGGACTCGCTGCGGTGGGTCTGCACCAAGTATTCAAACAGCACATGAAACTGGAGATGAATCAGACCACATTCAACACCGATGCGATAGAGATGTTTGACTATGACGATGGAGGAACCGAAGATGAAGAAGAGACTGGAACAGCCGAAGAATAACAAATACTACATAAGGCAATGCACAGGCGGTCTGAACGGTGCGGTAGCCGGATCTCCGACAATAAGCGGTGCCGATGTCCTCTGCAACTGCGTAGGCTATGCAAATGGACGCTTTAACGAGATAATCAACGACCCAGATCTCAAGGGCGTGGTTAAGGCGTTCCCTTATCAGTTGGTCTGCAATGCCGAGAACTTCATCGAGTCGGCAAGGAGACAGGGTCTGAAGGTCAACCCGACTCCAATCGAGGGAGGCATCATGGTGTGGCAGAAAGGCTCCACACTTGACGGCTATGACGGAGCCGGACATGTTGCCGTGGTCGAGGAAGTCTATGAGGATGGCTCGATACTGACCTCCGAAAGCGGATGGGCAGCATGGGCGTTCAAGACCATCAGAAGGAACAACAGTAACGGCAGATGGGGACAGAACGAGTACTACAAGTTCCGTGGATGCATCATCAACCCAAGCATCAAGAAGCCGAAGGTCGTGCCTGTGCCGAAACTGATCGTGGATGGTGTCGGCGGTGAACTGACCGTATTCGCTATGCAGAGGTTCTTCTCGACTCCGGCTGATGGAATAATCACGGGGCAGAACAGGAACTGCAAGCAGTACTATCCATCTCTGACATCCGTACAGTTCGGTGCCGGAGGAAGTGTCTGCATCAAGAACCTCCAGAGATGGGTAGAGGTCACACAGGACGGAGTGCTCGGTGAACAGACCGTTAAGGCATGGCAGAAGAAACTGGGCGTGGCTTCTGACGGCGTGTTCGGGGTAAACAGCATGAAGGCGTGGCAGAAGTATCTGAACGAGAACGACAAGGCGGTGTATCCCAAACCGAGAAAAGCCTACAAGGTAATCGACATCTCCGAGCATCAAGGCACTATAGACTTCAAGAAGGTCAAGGCTGACGGCGTGGTTGGTGTAATCATCAGATATGCCGAGGATGACTATCTTGACCCAAGGTTCCATGAATACATGAAGGGAGCGAAGGCAGCCGGACTCCATGTCGGTGCCTATATCTACTCGTGGGCGAAGACCAAGGCTGAAGCAGAGAACTATGCTGTAGAACTGTTCAACGCTTGTAAGCCGTATGGATGCGACATGCCTCTGTACATCGACCTCGAAAAGAAGGGGTATGAGAAGTATGCCGATGACACGGCGATTGCCTTCCTCAACAAAATGAAAAAACTCGGTGGCACAGGCGGTGTCTATGCATCCCTGTCGTGGTGGAACAATCATCTGACCAAGACGGCAGACAAGGCTCCGATCATGTGGGTCGCACAGTATTATAAAGAGTGTCAGTACAGACCGCTATCGAAGGTCGGGATGTGGCAGTACACCTCGGAGGGTTCCGTGAGTGGCATCAGTCGTGTCGTGGATATGAATGAGTGCTATGTGGCGTACTGGAAACAGATAAAGCCGACACCAGATCCAGACAAGAAGTCTTATCTCGGCAACTATCCACGCATAGGTCGGGCGAAGATGCTCGTGGACGAAGCGATCCGCCTCGCATGGCCTCTTGGTACGCCGAGGAGCAAGTATGCGTGGCGTGGCGGTAGTGCAACGCCAGCGTTCACGAAGGCACTCGACAAGGTATATCCCGAACACAACTCTTGGGGCGAAGCACCGTCAAAGGGGTGTAGTTGCGATGTCTTTGTTGGCACGGTCGTTCGGTCGAGTGGCATCGACCCGAAGTTCCCACGAGGACTCGATGAACAGGAGGAGCACACTCCTCAATGTATGTTCAAATATGTGATGCACAACGCCGACATGTACAAGCAGAGCATCTATGGCGATGTGATATGGTACGACTACGAAGGAGCCGGAGGCCATGTCCTTATCCGTGGCAAGGACTGTATCTATCAAGCCGGATACCAGAGCACCTATGGGCATGTCACGGACGGCCTTGATGAGATCAAGGATGTCGAGCCGAAGGTCGTGATCTTCCGCCCGAGGAACTACTTGGAAAAGGGTGACACGGGCATCGAGGTCAAGAGGCTCCAACACTATCTCATGTGGGGCGGTTGGCTTGCCAAAGGACAGGATGACTCCATATTCGGAGTCAAGACGCTCACCGCCGTGAAGAAGATGCAGAAGGCTCTGGGCGTGACCGTAGACGGCAAGGTCGGAGCCGATACACTCAAGGCGATGCGAGAATACAAAAAGTGAGGTGATCGTATGACTGACACAATCATCAACTACTTCCTCTGTGCAGCCTGTGGCGGTCTTGTCACATGGATCATCGGAGGGACACGCAGACTCAAGGCTTTGACGAAGGTAATCAAGGCCTTGAGTCATGACGCTCTGTTCTCACGGTGCGAGGCTCTGATACTGAAGGGGAGCATCTCCACGGATGAGTTGGAGAACCTCGACATGTTGTACGATGCCTACGAAGGCCTCGGCATGAACGGTGCCGGAAAGGAACTGTACAACCGATGCAAAGCGTTACCGCTGGACACGACTTCTTGAGGAGGCAATATGGAGAAGGATGTATCTTACATAGTATACGAAGGAACCATGGCACGGTTTGAACGGATAATAAGGAGGCTTATTGTTGTAATTCTCATCCTCTTGGGTATCATCGCCTTTGGGATATATGAGTGGACACGATATGATTATTCCGATGTGCTTGTTGATAGTGATGATGGCGGTAACGCCAACTATATAGGAGCAAGTGGGGTGATCAATAATGGCGAAAGTGAGAGTAAAGTCGAGGACAAGGAAAAATAGCAGAGGGAGAAGAACGAGACGAAGATGAGGTCTGTACGAGATTGCTCCAGAACAGAATTAGAATCTGTTATTGACGAGTGGATCATTAATCAGAGAAATGCCGAACGAAACAGACAACTGGTCAAACGGCACATGATCGATGGCGTGTCCTTCGAGGCTCTTGCCGAGGAATTCGGCATGTCTGTCCGAGGCGTACAGTACGCCATCTATCGGTGCCAAGAGATTATATTCCGGCACCTATAGTTTGTCATTGAGTTGTCACTCAATCATTCTCTCTTTTAAGGCTCACCAGAAATGGTGAGTCTTTTTTTATTGCATAAAAACTGCGTGAAAGTTGCCTTCGCCCTTCGTGGTGAAGGCTCTTTTTTATTGCGACAATTTAGACAGGAGGGGAGAGAAATGTTTGTTGAATATAACAATAATCCGTGTGGCAGACGAGTCGGAGATTGTGCCGTCAGAGCCATATCAAAAGCACTCGGCATGACTTGGGAGGCTGCCTACATCACGCTTGCCCTTAACGGTCTTCAGATGTGCGACAGCATGAACGCTGACTCCGTGATCGGAGCAACCTTGAGACAGCACGGGTTCACTCGCAGATCGCTCTCGGACACATGTCCCGATTGCTACGATGTGACGGAGTTCTGCAAGGAGTTCCCGACAGGCACTTATGTGTTGTTTTTCGGAGGCCATGTGGCAACCGTACAGGACGGAGATCTCTTCGATTCTTTCGACAGTTCAAATGAGACACCACAGTATTACTGGATGAAGGAGGCATAAACATGGCATACACACCATATTATCCGAACGGCTACCAGCCACAGTTCAATTATCCATCGCAGTTCAACACACAGCCATCACAAATGGGCGTTGGAGCGAATCCTTCCAACACGCAGAGTGCGTTGATCTGGGTGCAAGGCGAAGCCGGAGCGAAGTCCTACCTCGTGGCACCGAATCAGACGGTGACCCTGTGGGATTCCGAAGCACAGATCATATACCTCAAGAGTGCGGATGCCAGCGGTATGCCGAGCATCAAGGTTCTGGACTATACCATCCGTGACAACACCGCACAGAAGCCGAATATTCAGCCACAGACGGACTTTGCGACCAAGAGTGAAGTGATTGCTTTACAGAAAGAAATAAACGCTCTGAAGTCAAAATTCGGCGAAAGGAAGGAGGGTAAGAAATGAACCCACTCTATCAGATGATGAACCCATCACAGGGAATGAACCTCGGTGACCTTATGGGCGAGGTGAACAGACTCAAAGCACAGGGCGGTGACCCGAATCAGATGATACAGAACCTCCTCAATTCGGGAAAGGTCACACAGGCACAGTACGACTCGGCAAAGGCCAGAGCCGATCAGATAATGCGTATGTTCTCACCAAGTGTACATAGGTGACGGCATAGATAATTATTACACATCAAGAAAGGAGACTAATTATGGCACTTACAGATGGAGACGGCAACGGCATGGTAATGCCTGTATCACCAATGTATGGTGGTGGCAACGGCGGTTTCGGTGGCTTCGGCAACGGAGACTGGGCGTGGATCATTCTTCTTCTGCTCCTCGGATGGGGCGGTAACGGATGGGGAGGCAACGGCTTCGGCGGTGGCGAACTCTATCCGTGGATGAACCAAGCGGAACTGACCACGGGTGGATTCCGTGACCAGATGCTCAACACGAATGTTACCTCTATCAGAGACAGCATCGGAGATCTCTCGACACAGATCTGCACAGGCTTCGCTGGAGTTGAAGCCGGAGCGAGTGCAAGAGCGATGGCAGAGATGAATAGGAGTTTCGCACTTCAGAGCCAGATGGCTGACTGCTGCTGTGAGAACAGACTCGCCTCTTGCCAGACACAGAACATCGTTCAGAGCGAGGGAAGTGCTACGAGATTCGCTGATGCCAACAACACGAGAGACATCATCGACTCGCAGACGAGGGGAACACAGGCGATCCTTGACAAACTCTGTGCACTCGAACTGGATGGCGTTAAGGCACAGTTGGCACAGGCCGAAAGAGAGAACATCGGACTTCAGAATCAGTTAAACATGGCTGTCGTTCAGAATGGCATGAACGCAGAGGTCGATGCTCTGTACAACAGGCTGAAGAACTGCCCTGTACCGACAATGCCTGTCTATGGCAACACTCCGATCTTCACATGCGGTGGCAACGGTGGTTGTGGCTGCGGAGCGTAGGAGGTGACTGACATGGCAGCAGAATATCTTGCGAATGCTCCACAGACAGTAGCATTAAACAACCCACTTATTTTCACCGCATCTATCCCTTGTAGGCGTGGTTGGGTTTACCACGAAGACGAAACAGGGATTTTTATTCTCAAAGGCCTTGTCAAGAATGCTTGCGACTGCTTTGCGACCTACAGGGTCACATATAACGGGAACATCGGTATCGTGGACGGCGGTGCCATCACTCCAATCGGAGTGGCACTCGTTGTCAATGGTGAACCGAGGCCGACAAGTCGTGCGATCTTCGTACCGACAGGAACGGTTGCCGACAATGACCTCGGTAATGTGACCTCGACAGCCATCATCAAGGTTCCGAAGGGGTGCTGCTTCAGCCTCTCGGTTGAGTATGTATCCGGCGTAGATGATCCGGCAGTCACACCGACACCGCAGATATCGGTAGTCAACAGCAATCTGGTCATAGACCGTATCGCATAGAAAGGAGAGAAAAAGATGCATAAACTGATAGATTTTCTGTGCGATGAACTGGAAGATCTGGAACGCAAGGCCGAGAAAGAGGGGAAACTCTCGATGGCTGAAGTCCAGTATCTTGACACACTCGCACATGCGAAGAAGAACCTCATGAAAGCGGACGAGATGTCCGAGGACGGTTATAGCGAGAGAGGATACTCCAGAAGGGGTACTTACGAAGGTGGCTCCTACGGGGACGGACGCTCTTATGCTCGTGGCAGAGGCCGTAATGCAAAGAGGGATTCGATGGGTAGGTATTCGAGCAGAATGTACCCGATGGATTACTCGATGGCAGCCGATGATATGGTGTCAGAACTGCGTGACATGATGCACGATGCACCAGACGAGCAGACAAGAATGGAGTTTCAGAAGTTCATCAGTAAGATTGAGTCGATGTAGGAGGTGATCGCCCTTGATTAAAGAACAGGATCTGCTGGAGGCTATTGCCGAGTGTCAAGGGCAGAGAAACCCGAACGCATCCACTTGCATCAAGTTGGCATCGTACTACACGATCCTTGACCACATGAAGGAGGAACCGAAGGTGTCAGAAATCCCGACATATTCATTTGCCACACCGCCGGAGGTGTACTACAAGAGTGACACGGAGTTCGGACAGAAGGTGGCTTCGATGGACATCAATGAGGTGCTGGCCGTGATGGATGAACTGATGACCACATTGAGCGTTATCAACCCAAGGCTCTATAACGGAGTAATGAGGAAGTTATGATGAGAAGGTGGTGCCATTTTGGTGCCATCTTTTCTGTTTTTTGGGTCTTGTGCTTACAGGCGAACCGTTGTAAAATGGCAGAGGAATGCACAGGATTGCACCAGAATACACACTACTTCTCGGTTCGAATCCTTTCATCCGCACCAATAGGAGAGGCTGATTTCTCGGAGAAGTTGGCCTCTTTTTCGTTGCTCTGGTGCCTTTTTGGTGCCCACTTCTTGTTGATGTCCTCGGAGATACGCTTCGAGGCTGTGGTGGCACGGGTGAAAAGATGCGTGTAGACACGCAGCGTGATGTCCACCGAGGCGTGACCGAGTTGAGCAGACACCTCGCTGACAGGGTATCCTTCTGCGATCAGCATCGAGGCGTATGTGTGCCGGAGGCCGTGCATCGTGACATGAGGCAGACCGTTCTCCTCGATGAGTTTGTGCATATACTTGTCGCACCAATATGAAGAGGGTGGCTCTCCCCATTGATTCCGAATCAGAAACTCGCACTCGTTCGGACGGGTCTTCTGCTCCTCTTGCATCTGCCGGATATCGTCAAGGATGAACGCTGGCACGGCAATGGTTCGAGCCGAGGTCTGTGTCTTCGGTGTCTGTATGATATCCTTGTTCTTGATGTGGTGCCGGACACGGCTGATCGTGACCGATTCACCGACCTCATCGGAGTACAGGCCGTATATCTCGCTCTTGCGGAGTCCACAGAACAAGGCGAGTTCACACATGACCTTGAAATCTATCACGGTGTTGTCGAGAGCATCCACGAACTGACGCATCTCCTCCAGAGTGAGGATGTCAATCTGTGGCTTTGATTGTTTCGGTATCTCGCAATATTCACACGGATTGTGATTGAGCATCCCACGGCGAATAGCCTGTTTATAGGTGCTGTTCAGCAAGGATACCTCGTTTTTGATGGTCTTCGGGGAGCGTATTTCGACCTCTGACGCAATAAAAGAGTCTATCATGTGTAATGATACCTCGTGTGCTTTGATGCCCTTAAAAAAGGCTATAATCGGCTTCGCTCCCGTCCTGTAGGCTCGGACGGTAGTCTCCTTGCCACCGTTCTTCTCGAATCTGTCGATGTACCAATTCAGCAGACCCTCGACCGTCATGTCCCTGTCCACATTAAAGTCCCGTTCCACTTCCTCTCGGAAGGCATCGTACTGCTTCTTGGCATCAGTCTTGTTCCTGTATGTGATCCGCTTCACCCTCCGCACTCGGTTCTGCTTCGAGCCGTAACTGACAACGAGCCGTGCGTGGGTCTTGTCGATGTATTCTATGCCCATGATCTACCTCGCATGATATACTCCGATGCACTCGCCCACGATCAGAGCGTCCTCTTCCTCCACCACGATAGAGCGGTAACTCGAATTAGCCGGAGCCAGCACATATTTGCCGTCCTGTCGGTACACTTGCTTCAGCGTGGCGTAGTTGTCATCCTTCAGCACCACGGCGTATATGTTGCCATCCAGTATGTCGCAGTTCTTCTTCAGAAAAGCGATGTCCCCGTGCTGAATATGTGCATCTCTCATTGAGTCCCCTTCTACCCGTAGACAATAGTCTGCTCTGATACTGTTATCCACGAAAAACACTCCCTCAAAACTCTCCTCACATAGGACTCCGTCTCCGGCACAGATCCGACCGAGCATCTTCAGCGGATGTGCAGCCGGAACCGATAAATTGATGATCGCTTCTCTATCGCTCAACATATCGAATCTCGTTACATTGAAAAACTGACACAGTTTATCGAATAGTTCTCTTCTCGGCATCGTCTGGCCTTGGCACCAAGAGTTGACGGTCGGCACGGAGCAGCCGAGTTTCCTTGCGAGTCCGTTCTGGCTGATGTCTTTCTTCACCATCTCCTGTTTCAGATTCATGGAGAAGATGTCGAGTTGTGATCGCTCTGATTTGTACATAGTCCGTTCTCCTTTCGTAAAGATGTAGGAAAAGATTAAATATTTCAAGGTGCGATTGCAATGTACCTTATTGTTTTTTTAAGAAACATTCGCAAAACTATTAGAATTTACTTTAATAATATAAGAAAAAGGTGTATATTTGTGTTGACCGATAAAGGGCACCGATCGGGTGCAGAGAAAGGAGCAAGACATGAGAAGGACAGTAGCAAAGGTAGTCCACAAGGGCACCTACAGGGTGGTATACGATGATGCCAAGCACATCAACCCATACACGATCTATCATGAGACATACGATATCGATGCCGACTTTCAGTCTCATCACCGAATGAGGAAGGTCGAGTCATACGGCAATTTGGCATCATGCCTGTGCCATCTGACCGATATCGTATCAGCGTAGGAAGGAGGCAATCAGATGAAGAAGTAAAATGCAGAGCCACGCCCGAAAGGGCGGTAATGCAGCCGGAGGTGGTGGCAAGCCCACGAGAGAAAGGAGAAAAGCAATGACAAAGAGAGAACTGATGGAGGCCTTGGAGGATTTCGATCTGGACGAGGAACTGGACATGGACGAGGTGGAATTCGTTGCACACTTCAGAGCACAGGAGAGGTTCCCATCGGCATACGCCGAGATCGACTACTGCGACTTCGATGACCCAGAGGCGATCATGGGAGCGAGATTCGATGACATGAACTTCTTGAGATATTTCGAGAGGTAGAAAGCAGAGTGACGAGCCGGAAGGCTCGGTAATGCTACCAACGGAGGTCACAAGTCCTCGGAGCATAGTGGATGGCATGGAGGGTAACCGACATAGCGATCTCGCAGAAGTCATTAGCCAGCACCCGTTGTTAGGGCATGAGCCACTACGGTGGAGAACGGTACAGATGCGAGCATCCACTTACACATTTTAGAAAGGAGACAAGAATGGCAGATAACGACTACATGGTAGAAGAGTACTACGACCCGTACGATCCGTTCTGGGTTCCAGAGGGAGCAGAAGACGATGAATGGGACGCATACATACTCATCGAGTATGGAGCACCATACGACTACTACGAAGATTAGAAGGGAGATTAGCATGAGCGTTCTTCATGACAACATCAAATATGTCTGTAAGAAAAACGGCATAAATATCAGAGACATTGAAAAGCCAATGAAGGCTGGGTTCATCAGTAGGTATGAAAGACGCAACGGCATCATGAATTTACCTATATGGGTTTTTGTCAAAATATCAAATAACTGCAATGTGAGTATTGATGACTTGATTTACAAAGACCTAAAGGGTGAAAGCGAACTGGATGCATTAAGAGAAGAGATCAAACAATTAAAAGAAAAAGAGGCTGAATTGACAAGCAAAGTAGAAAGGGGAGCGAGGTAAAAGTGAAAAAGGTACATTGTTTATTTGAGCAGTCCGGCACTTTCAAGAACGAGTTCAAGAAACTGGGCATCGATGCCGAAGACTACGACATCTTGGATGACTTCGGGGAGACGGATCATGTGATTGACCTCTTCGCAGAAATTCGGGGGGGTACGAAGGGGAACCATCCATCTTCGATGGGATGGATAAGGACGATCTGATCATGGCGTTCTTCCCTTGCATCAGATTTGAAAGCCAAGTGCTGCTGATGTTTCGAGGCCAACAGTTCCAGATAAAGGACTGGCCGATACTTCGTAAGATGGAGTTCTGCATGAAACTGCAAGACGAATTGACACACATGTATGAGATGGTCAACAAGTTGTTCATTATCTGCATAAGACGAGACTTGAGGCTGATCGTAGAGAATCCATATAGCGAGGAGCACTACCTCCGGCGATATTGGTGCCTACCGCCAACGGTTATAGACCGAGACAGAAGGCAGCGTGGAGACTATTACAAGAAGCCCACGCAGTATTGGTTCCTCAATTGTAGCCCTCAAAACAACTTTATATTTGAGGCTTTGCCGGACAATTCCATAAAGGTTAAGAGTGCAATAAGCAAGGCAACAAAAGAGGACTTAAAACGACACGGGATCGATGCAAACAGAACGGTAGCACGGTCAATGATCCATCCAGACTATGCTAACCGCTTCATAAGGGAATACATATTGACAGAGGAAGGAGAACTACAATGAGGAAGATAGAACAGAAATGGGAGAGGCTGGATCTGGGCACTAAACTCGGAATATGGTGCATCGTGACATACGCACTCCTGTATGTGGTGCTGGGCATCCTTGAGGAATTGCTCGGAGTGGCATTTTGATTTTTATGCCAAGAATGTTAGAAAAAACATTATATATGTTAGAAAATACTGTATAATAAGATGAACGGAAAGGAGGTGAACAGATGCTCAAGATCAGCATGAAAGCAGCGAGGGTGAACGCCGGACTGACACAGAAGCAGATGGGAGAACTGCTGAACCGCAACAACAACACCGTAATGGCGTGGGAGCGAGGTCACAAGATCCCAAGGGCAGATGAGTTTCAGAAATACTGCGAGATCTGCGGAGTCGAGACATCGGATGTTTTATTGCCCGAAGTATTAGAATAAAACTAATAATGGGAGGGTAAATATGGAACGGATGATGACTGCAAGAGATGTATCGGATTACACACAGATACCGATCAGAACTATCTACAACAAAACGAAGAGCGGAGATCTGCCATGTTACCGCATCGGGAGGTCGATACGCTACAAGGTCGAGGAGATCGACATGGCAATGAAAGGAGGAACATATGCCAAAAAAGGAGAAACGAGGTGCCGGAGCAACCTCGCAGACTAATTCTAACACAGAAAGAAGTCTTGCGGAAGTTATGTTCGACAAAATCGGCACAGGCAAGGAGAACGCATACCGAGCAACACGGAAGGATCACAATGACCGAGTGGCACGGGAATTCAGAGCACTTGTCAAACAGGCACAGATCAACGGCGATGCCATCATTACAGATCGTGACGGCAAAGGCTACTACAGGCCGGACATGAACAGGCCGGAGGAGGTAGAGTCGGCACGGCACTACATCGCATCGCTGATTCACGAAGCAAACAGCCGGATGGAGACTGCGACCGCCATCGCAGCCAGACTCGGTGGCAGAAACATGAACATATAGGAGGGAAACATGACAGACGCATTGAGAAATATTCAGAGCAGACTGAACGCTCCGAAGAATCTGTACAACAAGTTCGGTGGATACCGCTACAGGAGTTGCGAATCGATTCTGGAGGCGGTCAAACCGCTCCTCGCAGAATACGGAGCCGAGGTCGTTATAACCGACAGCATCGTGAATATGGGTGACAGATACTATGTCAAGGCCACGGCAATATTCACATGCGGAGATGATCAAGTGATCGTGTCAGCGTATGCGAGGGAGCCAGCCTCGAAGAAGGGCATGGACGAGTCACAGATCACAGGCACGGCATCGTCATACGCAAGGAAGTACGCCCTCAACGGCCTCTTCCTCATCGATGACAACAAAGACCCAGACACGGACGAGAACCACATCGAGCGTGAGGCCAGAGCCGAGGCAGAAAAGACGGAAGACCCGAAGGTGAAGCCGGAGAACATCAAGAAGTTGGAGATGCTTGCCGAAAAGGCTAACGAGAGCATGGAAACGATCTGCAAATGGGCGAAGATCCAAAAGGTCGAGGACATGAGCATGACTGCGTGGGCGAAGGCTTGCAGAATGCTCTCGAAGACCATCGAGGAGGGCAAGAAGGATGTATAAATGCCCAGAATGCGGAGAAATCTTCGAGGAGCCGAACTACATGGAGGTCTGCTGGGAAGACTACTATGGGGTCGGCTCGATGTTCCCGAACAGGAACTACGGAGTTATATCGCAATGCCCTCATTGCGGAGAGGCGATCAACACAGATGATGACATCTACTACGAAGAGGAGGATGAAGATGAGTTGGTATAGCGATGGCGAACCCTTTGATGAATGGGAAGGTTGTGAGAGATGCAACTTCAATAAGCATCCAAGCAAGAGAACTTGTAAGGGATGCAAGACGGGTGATAAGTGGAACTGTGCTGATTGGGATAATGAAGAACAGGAGGATATAGATGAATAGCGTAATACTCATTGGGAGGCTCACAAAAGAGCCGGATCTGGCATATACGCCTAACACGCAGACCGCTTGCTGCAAATTCACGCTGGCGGTCGATAGACAGAGGAAGAAGGGCGAGGATCAAGGAGCCGACTTCATCAGAATCGTCACTTGGGACAAGACGGCAGAGAACTGTGGCAGATACCTCCACAAAGGGAGCCAAGTGGCTGTCAACGGACGCATCGAGACGGGGTCGTATAAGGACAGGGACGGCAAGACAGTATACACAACAGATGTAATAGCCAACAGAGTGAAGTTCCTCGGCTCCGCACAGGGCGATAATTTCGGCTCTAACGCAAGAAAAGAAGGAGGGTCGAGGAATTCTACCTCGGAAGATGTCGATGGCTGGTCACCGTTTAACGCAGCCGAAGATGACTTCCCGATATAGGGAGGTGCGACATGAGATTTCTTGAGAATCCAAAAATCGAATTGGACTCTGACGGCACGATCATCACGCTTCGGGTCAACAAGAAAGACGGCTTCGATGTGATGGATGCCTTCAGCGAAGTCCAGTTGGGAGAGGATTATGATCTGTCCGTTACCAAGCGTTCCGGCAAGAGGTCATTGAACGCAAACTCATACCATTGGGTGCTGTGCGAGAAGATGGCAAAGAGGCTCCGCACGAGCAAGTACGAAGTCCACAACCAACTGCTCTGCGATTACGGCACCGACTGGCTCGATGATGACGGGAAACACATCTACATCATGATGAAGGATGACGGATCATATCTCCGCTCGGAAACGATGCACTACAGACCGACCGATGCGGTGGAAGATCGCAACGGGACACAGTACAGATGGTTCATACTTCTCCTCCCATCGCATTTGATGAACACGCAGCAGATGGCATCCCTCATTGACGGAACCATAGCCGATGCAAAGGAGATGGGCGGTATCGAAGTAAGAACGCCGGATGAGATAGAAAGGATGAAGGCATTATGGGATACAAAAGCATCATGACCGATGACTTCCACTCCTGTTATGTGTGTGGGCAACAGGCAACCGAGATGCACCATGTATTCCACGGAGCCGACAAGAAGTTGTCAGAGGAGACGGGTTGCATGATACCGCTCTGCCGGAGGTGCCACGAGAGAGTGCACCATGTAGGCGGTGAGTATGATCGCATCCTCAAGGTCGAAGGGCAGAGGGCATATCTGCGTGAGGTGTTCGGGAGGTGTTATCTGTAATGGCAAAGAAGAGAATGTTTTCACAGCAGATAACCCAGAGCGATTCCTTCATGGAGATGCCCTTGTCGACACAGGCACTCTACTTCCACCTCGGCATGAACGCCGATGATGACGGAATGCTGAACTCCCCGAAAATGCTGCAGAGGATGGTCGGAGCCAGCGAAGATGATCTGAAACTTCTGATTGCGAAGCACTTCGTGATCCCGTTCGAGACAGGAGTTATGGTCATAAAGCATTGGAAAATCAATAACTACATCCGAAAAGACCGCTACACTCCTACGGTCTATACCGAGGAGATGAATATGCTGACAGTTAAAGAAAACGGGGCATATTCACTTCCGACACCCATTGGTATACCAAATGACAACCATACGGTATACCAAACGGATACCCAGTATAGATTAGATAAGAATAGATTAAATAAGAGTAGTAGTAGGGGTGGCGAGGTCAATATTCTGGATGAATTATCTCCAGAGGAGACAGAGAAAATCTTCGCAACCTATGAGGACGCTGACTATCTGATCGATGCGGTCGAGGACGAGATCAACCTCAAGATGAAGGGTGGCGAGATCCAAGACTTCTATAGGTACATCATCGGGTTTGCTAACAACACAGGATGGGAGAAAAGTGAACAGCAAACGAAAAGGTAAGACGGGCGAACTTGCCCTTGTAAGGAAACTGAAGGAGTACGGCTACGATGTGCGGAGGTCGCAGCAATATGCCGGAGCGAACAATGACGCAGATGTAGTAGGCATCGACCACATGCACATCGAATGCAAGTACACCGCACAAGGCCACGGCATGACATACGAGTGGTTAGAACAGGCGAAGCGAGATGCCCGTCCAGATGAATACCCTGTGGTCATGCACAAGAAGGTATCGAAAGAGTACCGAGGTAACGAGTGGCTCATCACAATGACGCTGGAGGACTTCATAGAGATCTGGCGTGAAGGAGAAAAGGAGGAATAAATATGTTATTCGGACATGTAAAACTCGACACACCGCTGACGATCGAGGATGTGAACTACTACAACTTGCTCGAAGAGAGGGATATAGCAAGGGAGGTGAAGATCCGCAAAGTCGAATTCAAAAGGGAAGACGGCTCTGAATTTACGCCGGACGAAATCTGCCCGAATTGCGGTCATGCGGTGAACTACGGGAGCGAGAACTTCTGTCAGTACTGCGGTCAGAGGCTGAAGAGGTGTAAAGATGGTGACGATACACAGCGTAAATCTGAAGCAGATAAATGAGCCTTGCTTCGCAGCGATCGGACGGAATAACGGGTGTCGGGTGCTATCCAGAACCGAGGACGGCTGTGGCACATACAGATGCCCGTTCTACAAACCGCAAGGCTGCCGAGAATGGGTGAGAATCGATGACAGGATGGGCGTGAATTTGATACCGCCGGAAGATTTAGGAGGGAAGTAATGAGCAGAATGTACAGAAACAAACAGGAGTACATCGACAACTTGAGAACGGTGATCGATGCCAGAGAGGACTTCAAAGATCTGGAGTACCACAGGAATCCGACCACACAGGAGGAATACCTCTTCCTGTCGGATATCGTAGGGAGGGTGTTCATGTTCGACATCACGGGCAAGAGCAACGATCAGATCTACCATGTGATGGCGATGGTCGAGTGCGGTCAGAAGCCGGACTGCTATATCACCGACCCGAAAAAGATGATGGAACTCGGAAAACTGTTCAATTAGCCAACAACAGGGACGGGCACATAATACGCAAATTGCTACCTTTCTCATTAGAACGAAAGGTCAGAGCGGATAAGGCAGACCGCAAGACCGAGCCACAGACGGAAAGGAGTGAGTGATGGAAGGATACAGCATAGGAGAGTACATCATCTATGTGAATGGTGATAGTTACGAAATAGGACGGATCAAAAGTGTACATGATGACGGGTGCTTTGTTGCATACCACGAAGGGGAGACTGGAGCGAAGACTCCGTGGGACTGCATACACAAGTTGAGAAATGGATATTGCATCAAGGAGACTTCGTTAGGTGGGGAGTTCTTCAAGAAAGGAGAGAACGATGATTGACATAAGCAACGAGGACTTCGGCACACTCTGTATATGTGCATTGAGATATTGCCACGGCAGACGGACTTATATGCCGAGCCTTGTTCAAGAGATTGTTACGACACACTTCAAGGATTTGGACAATAGAACATTGTCTGTTATAGCCGATGACGAACGATTCCAAAAGGACATGGAGATGTGGGGCGATAACTGCGACAAGATAGACTGGCAGAAATTTTACAGAGGTTTAGAGCAGTTTAGAGTAGGTTTAGAGCAGACGGAATGTGAGATAACTGAGTGTGATTATCACAAATACTGCAAAATGCGAGGAGAGACAGACTGTCCGTGGAAGTGAGGTGGGAGAATGAAACCAGCAGAGAACAACAAGTATTTGAGCATAAAACAGACAGGCGTTGACGGAGGATGTGGATTCATCCGGCTGCCTCGCAAGAACAAGACAGGGTTCACCAAGGCCTCGATCGTATGGTCATGGGGCGAGGGATGGGAGCATGTATCTGTCAGTCCCCTCAACGGATCAATGCCGACATGGGAAGATATGTGCCTCATAAAAGATATGTTCTGGGAGGACGATAAGTGCGTGGTGCAGTACCATCCTCCGAAGAGCGAGTATGTGAACAACATGAGCAACTGTCTCCACCTCTGGAGGCCGATAGCATTAGAGATACCGATTCCACCGAGTTTACTTGTAGGACTGAAAGGAGTGAAACTGAAATGAAAGAGGAGAGAATCTGCGGACATTGTGCACACCACAAGAAAGAGGACAGGGATTGGATGTGCGTGAATGAGAGGTCGGACAACTGCGGTGATTACACTTACTTTACGGATCGCTGCCCAGATTTCGAAGGCCGAGAAGATGACGGGTTCGTTACGAGAAAGGACAGATGATGACCTACAACGAGTTCATGAACAGACCTCGGAGATTGCACCGCCGGATAGTACACAAGGCTGATGAGGTGGCCTTCAAGTTGGAGGTCTGCCAGAAGACCACGGGGAGTATGGGCGAGAGGGTGCAGACATCTCCGGCAAACATCACCGAGATCCACTATGCCGACTATATTGATGCCAGCCGGAAGTTACAGAATCTGGTCAAGGATTACAACGAGGCAAGGGACGAGGTCACGGCCTTCCTGTATGACAACCTCGACTTCCTCGATGCAGATCTCCTCGAATGGCGGTACATCAATGACAAGACGCTGAAGGACACCGCTGAACTGATCGGCATTGCCTACCAGACGGCAAGGAGCCGTATAAGCAAGGCCGAGCAACGGGCGAGAGCGAAGTTCGCCGAACTTGATACACAAATCAACAGCAATCAACAATAAAAGTCGGTATAATGGTATCGTCAAAGTAGCACAAAACTCCGATGTTAGAGACGGTTAAGGATCATTGCAAACACAGGGACTGCAAGTACAGAGGCAGATTTGACAGTCAGCCATGCTGCTTGTACTTGCTGGTAACAGGCCGAAGGCGTGGGTGCGATATATCTGTCTGCGACAAGTATGAAGCCGGAAGACGGCACATACAATCGGAGTTTGGTGGCTTCTTTTACAAGGAGTGATGTCCTCGCACAGGCTACTCGGTGCAAATCCGAGGACGAGGGAACAATTTCATAGGATAAGGTCAGCAGAAAGGCGGTGATTACCGTCTTTTTGCTTTATTGGTAAGGAGGGTGCCAATGAAAATAGAAACGATCAGCATAGACAAGTTGAAGCCGTATGAGAAGAATGCCAAACTGCACCCACAGGCACAGATCGAGCAGATCAAGAAAAGCATCGAGATGTACGGCAATAACGACCCCATAGCGGTCTGGGGCAAGAATAACACCATCGTGGAAGGCCACGGAAGGTATCTTGCTCTGAAGGAGATGGGTGCAACGGAGTGTGACATCATCCGGCTCGACCATCTGACCAATAAGCAGAGGCGTGAGTACATGCTGGTGCATAACAAACTCACGATGAACACCGACTTCGACTTCGATATCCTCGCAGAAGAACTTGAGGACATCGACTTTGATGGGTTCGACTTCGGCTTTGAGATAGACACGGATTATCTGCCGGAAGAGGTGGTCGAGGACGAGATCCCAGAACCGCCAGCAGAGCCGAAAGCGAAACTCGGTGATCTGTACCAACTCGGTGACCACAGACTTATATGCGGTGACAGCACAGATGCGAATGTCATCGAGAGGCTGATGGGGGGGTGCCTTGCAGACATGGTCTTTACAGATCCACCGTGGAATGTAGCGTATGGAGAGTTCAAGAATAACCCGATGCGTTACAAAAAGCGGACGATATTAAACGACTCTATGTCTACCGAGGCGTTCAAGGACTTCATGACAGACGCTTTCTCGATGATGGGCGTGGCTACAAAGGCCGGAGCCATAGCCTATGTCGTTATGTCGGCACAGGAGTGGGGCAATCTGATGCTTGCTCTTGATGAGAACAACTTCCATTGGAGTTCCACGATCATCTGGAACAAAGACCACATGGTGCTCTCAAGGAAGGACTACCACACCAAGTACGAACCTATATGGTACGGATGGAAGGATGACGCACCGAGGCTGCACCCGTTAAAGGACAGAAAGCAATCGGATGTGTGGGACTTCGACAGGCCGATAAGGTCGGAACTGCACCCGACAATGAAGCCTGTGGCTCTTGTGGCACGGGCGGTCACAAACTCAAGTAACAAGGGCGATGCCGTGTTGGATCTGTTCGGTGGGAGTGGAACAACGCTGATGGCGTGTGAACAACTCGACCGCAGATGCTTTATGAGCGAACTTGACCCGAAGTATGTCGATGTGATCATTGAAAGATGGGAGCAGCATACAGGAAAAGAAGCGATTCTGTTATGAAGGAGGGAACAGGATGTACGAGAAAGTAAACCCAAGTCACCCAGACAAGGTGGCAGATAGAATAGCCGGAGCATTAGTTGATCTCGCTTATCAGAAAGAGGAGAACCCTCGGATGGCTGTGGAGGTTCTGCTGGGGCACGGAGAGTGTCACATAATAGCGGAGACTTCGGTGCATCTTACGAGCAATCAAGTAGCAGATGCGGTGAGCCGTATATGTGGAAGGGCGATGCTGACCTCATACAAGGAGGTTCCACAGGACGCTCACCTCTCGGACAACCAGAAGGAAGGCATCAGATGCGGAGACAACGGGATCTTCAAGGGAGTCCCGACAACGGAAGAGCAGAGCAACCTTTCGAGGATAGCACACGACATATATGATGCCTACCCACACGATGGGAAGTACATCCTCGATGGGGACAGGCTGATAATCTGCCAGAGCAACGCAGACAGCCACGATCTGATGGACATGTATCCGGCAGCCACGATCAACCCTCTCGGTGATTGGACAGGCGGTTCAGATGTCGATGCCGGAGCAACAAACAGGAAACTCGGCTCGGATATGGGCGATGCCGTCACAGGCGGTGGTCTTCACGGCAAGGATCTGTCCAAGGCAGATGTGTCGGTCAATGTATATGCCCATCTGAAGGCCGAGGCAACAGGACACGAGGTAACGCTTTGCTGTGCTATAGGAGATGCCGAGGTAGATGGTAGACCGTATTCGGAAATAGTCGAGATAGCAAGAGATTACATCACCGCCATAGGTGGATTTGAGAAGTTTGCAGAGTGGGGTTTGATATAAATGGCTAACGAGCAGAACTTGGTACCAAATGAAGCACGAACGCCCGAAGAACGCCGAGAGAATGCACGGAAGGCTGGCATAGCATCCGGCAAGGCAAGAAGGGAGAAGGCCGACCTTAAAAGGCAACTTCAAGTGTTTCTCGAAGCAGAGGCCGGAAAGGACAAGAACGGTGACCCGATGACGGGTGCCGAGATGATGGTGAAGGTTGCCGTGAAGGAAATGGCAAAGGGCAACCCGAAGTTCTGGGAACTGATAAGGGACACAGCCGGATTCAAACCCGTGGACAAGGTTCAAGTATCAGAGGTCGACCAAGTCATCATAGACGAGATCGAGTCGATGGTGCTCGAAGACGAGGAAGAGTCGGTGATAACTGATGCTGACAAGACAACAGGCAGTACAGTTCCTGTGGAATAAACCGTACAAGTTCGGGCATATCCTTGGGTTCGAGGATCTGGGCGAACTCCACAACCATTGGATGAGGTCGATGCTCACGGCAAGGAGTGACCGAACGCTACAGGCTCACAGGAACAGTTACAAGACAACATGCGTCTCGGTGGTGCTGGCCATCATCATGATCCTTCTCCCAAACAAGAGGACGCTGTTCTGCCGGAAGACGGACACGGATGTAAAGGAGATCGTGAAACAAGTAAAGAACATCCTCCTCCATCCGAAGACACAGTACTTTGTGCTTTGCATCTACGGCAAGAGGCTCGAACTGACTGTGGACAACTCAAACGAACTGTCCACGAATCTGACCACGGACATCAAAGGCTCGTCACAGTTGACGGCTGTCGGTACGCAGTCATCCGTAACGGGTAAGCATTACGATTACATCTTCACGGATGACATCGTGAACATCCGAGACAGAACGAGCAAGGCCGAGCGAGACAAGACGAAACTCTTCTACGAGGAACTGAACAATGTCAAGATGCTCGGCACGGGTCGCATCTTCAACACGGGAACACCGTGGCACAAGGACGATGCGTTCGAGATCATGCCGGAGCCAGAGCGGTGGGATTGCTATTCGACAGGGGTCATGACGGAGGAGATGATCCAAGAGAAGAAGCGTCTGCTGACCCGTGGCGTGTTCGCTGCCAACTATGAACTGAAGCATATCGCCGATGAGGATGCGATGTTCGTGGAGGCACAGTTCACGGAGGACAGGACAAAGGTCTACAACGGCATCTGTCACATCGATGCAGCCTACGGAGGCGAGGACTCCACGGCCTTCACGATCGGTGCCTACAAGGACGGTTATCTTTATGTATACGGCAAGAAATACGAGAAGCATGTAGATGATTGCCTCGATGACATTCTGCTCTGTAAGGCGAAATATCTCGGCGGTAGGACATATACAGAGGACAACGCTGACAAGGGATACCTTCAGAAGGAACTTAAGAGGCGTGGTGATCTGACACGGACATACCACGAATCCACGAATAAGTACATCAAGATATCAACCTATCTCAAAGGGATCTGGGACAAGGTTATATTCATAAGTGACACCGACCCGTCATACATCGAGGAGATACTTGAGTATAACGAGAACGCTGCACACGATGATTGCCCAGACAGTCTCTCGTGCATAGCACGACTGTTGTGGAGACAGTTCGGGCGTGAGGAGTATAAGGCTATTTGGAATTAAGGAGATGGGATGATTACATACCAAGATCTACAGAAACTTGAGAACGCAAGCGAAGACAAAAGGATGTCCTTTGTGCGGAAGGTCATCAACGATCACAAGTCCTCAACGGTTTACAAGGACGCTCTGATAGCACAGGATTATTCAAGACAGCAGAACACGACCATAAACGAGTACCGCAAGATCCTGTACACGATGTCGGGACAGGCGGTGCCGGATAATTGGTCGGCGAACTACAAACTTGCGAGTGGGTTCCTCGGTCGGTTCGTGACACAGGAGGTTCAGTTCCTCCTCGGTAACGGCATCACTTGGGAAGACACGCAGACGGCAGAACAGGCCTTCGGGGACAAGTTCGACATAAAACTACAACAGGCTGGGAAGAGGGCACTCATCACAAGTGAGGCCTTTCTTTTTTACAACCTCGATCATGTTGATGTGTTCGACCTTCTGAACTTCGCTCCTCTTTACGATGAGGAGGACGGTTCGCTGAAGGCTGGCGTGAGGTTTTGGCAGATAGCATCGGACAAACCGCTCCGTGCCACGCTCTACGAACTTAACGGATACACCGAGTATATATGGCGTAAAAGCAAGGGCGAGGTGTTCAAGGAGAAGGATTCGTACATCACCAAGTATGTGCAGTCCGAGGTAGATGGCGAAGAGATACTTGAGAAGCACAACTATCCGTCCTTCCCGATAGTACCTCTGTGGGGCAACCCAGAGCATCTGTCGGAACTTGACGGAAAGAGGTCGAGCATAGACGCATACGACCTTATTTCGAGTGGCTTTGCCAACGATATAGACGATGCCTCGCAGATCTACTGGACGATACAGAATGCCGGAGGCATGGACGATATCGACCTCGTGAAGTTCGTGGAGCACATGAAGACGGTCAAGGCAGCCGTTGTCGATGATGACGGAGCGAAGGCCGAGAGCCACACGATGGAGGTGCCGTATAACGCCCGTGAAGCCATCCTCAACAGATTGGAGAAGGATATCCACAAGGACTTCATGGCGTTCAACCCAGAAGACATAGCAAGCGGAGCGGTCACAGCCACGCAGATCAAGGCAGCGTATGAGCCTCTGAACATCAAGTGTGATCAGTTCGAGTACTGCATCCACGAGGCTCTTGACGCTTTGATGGCACTCGCTGGCATCGAGAACGAGGCAACCTTTACTCGCTCGATGATTGTCAACACAAACGAGGAAGTCCAAGTGCTGATGCAAGCAGCACCGTACCTCGAAGAGGACTATGTAACGGAGAAGATACTGACTCTGTTCGGTGACGGCGATAAGGTCGAGGAAGTCCTCAAGAAGATGAGTGACAACGAGTTAAACCGCTTCGGGAACATAGACAACGAGGCTGATAACGATGACGAAGAGAACCGATCCGGCTCACAAATGGACTGATGAAGAGATAAAACGCATCGAGAATGAGATCTCCAAGGAGTACAAACAGGCTCACGAGGAGGCGGTCAAGAAGACCAAGGCGTACTTTAAGGACTTCGAGAGGAAGGATAAGGAGTGGCGTGAGTTGGTCGAAGCCGGAAAGGTGACCGAGAAGGAGTACCTCACATGGCGTAAAGGGCAGATGCTTGTCGGCAAAAGGTGGGAAGGACTGTGCGAAACACTCGCAGAGGATTATCTGAACGCTGCCGAGATCGCCATGAGCATCTGCAAGGAACACGCTCCAGAGGTCTATGCGGTCAACCACAACTACACGACCTTCGAGTGTGAACAAGGCTCCGGCATGGACACCTCGTACACGCTCTACAGCCGTGAAACAGTCGAGAGGATGTATCGGGAAGACCCGAAACTGTACCACGACTACGGCAAGGCTGTGGCGAAGGACATCAAAGAGGGACGGCAGATAGCGTGGGACAAGAAGCGTGTCAAATCGGTACTCACACAGGCCGTCCTACAGGGCGAATCCATCCCGAAGATCACCAAGCGGTTGGAGATAATCACGGGCGGTGACCATAAGGCTGCCATCCGTAACGCTCGGACGATGATGACAGGGGTGCAGAACGCTGGACGCATCGATGCGATGAAGAGAGCCAACGATCTCGGCATTCCGACCAAGAAGCAATGGCTGGCAACGGTGGACAACCGCACAAGGCATTGGCATCGTGAACTTGACGGCGTGATAAAGGACATTGACGAGCCTTTTGAGAACTCCGTGGGCAAGATCATGTACCCAGCCGACCCAGAAGCATCTGGAGCGAATGTTTACAACTGTCGGTGCACTCTTCTGTCGGCAATCAAGGGTTTTGAACTCGATGTAACTGATCCGAGCATCAGACCCATGCCGAAACTCGGTGATATGTCGTATGAGGAGTGGCGATCCGAAAAGGTAAGAGAATCGAGCAATTCGGAATGGGGCAGATTCAAAGGATTCGGCACCGCCACCAGAGAGGAGGCATCTGCTGACTGGTTTGAATATGAGAACGCCAACGCAATGTCTGAATTCATCCGAACTGGAAGGATGCCTACCAAAGACATGAACGGCATCAAGATACCAGAAGAGAAGCGTGTGAGGTTGGCACACGAAGCGAACTTGATACAGGCAGAAGGCACCGCAATCAATACGGGGCAGAAGACTCTGTTCCGTGGGATGGTTATGAGCGAGGAGGAGGCCAGAGCGATCTCCCCACACACTCAATATGTGATGGAAACCCTCACAGCAACAACGCCAGACCGAAAAATAGCCAAGATTTACATGGATGTTGACAATTATGGCGGTGGCGAAGGGGTGCCTGTAATCCTCGAAATCCAGAAGCCGGACGGCATCCACGGGTTTAAGCGTGACGAAAAGGAAACGGTGCTCCCAAAAGATGCCTCGTTCAATGTTGTGAGGAACTATATGGACGAGGACGGAGTGGTTCACATTAGCCTTTATGCCAAGAAAAGCAAAAGAAAGCGAACGAAGGCATGACAAAAATCGAAATAGTCGAAAACAACACGGATAAAATACTCGCTGAACTGCCACAGGCCATCGAGAGGGCACTCATGGCAGCCGGAGAACAGGCAGAGAGCCATTGCAAAACCTACGAGACTGCCGTTGACACGGGAACCCTCCGCAACTCCATAACACATGCGATGGAGAAAGAGGACACCGTGGCGATCGGTACGCCTGTCGAGTACGCTCCGTATGTCGAGTACGGCACGGGCATATACGCTGACGGCGGTGGTCGAAGCACACCGTGGGTATATAAGGACGAGGAAGGCAAATGGCACCGCACATCGGGGCAGAAAGCCATCCACTTTATGCGGAATGGCATCATGAACCACTTGAAAGAGTATGGCGAGATCATAAAGAGGTCTTTAGGAGGAGGCTTCTAAAGCACAAACAGATACACGCAGAGAGCCGAGCACAACGCTCGGTTTTCTGTTGGTATACAAACACATCGTAACGAATAACAAAGGAATGTTTACGAAGGAAAGGAGACTACGATGGCACTTACAAGGAAAGCATTAGCAGCGATGGGAATCGAGCCGGAGAAGATTGACCAGATCATAGAGATGCACACGGACACGGTCAATGGACTCAAGGATGACATCTCAAAGTACAAGGCTGATGCGGATCAGTTGAAGACCGTCCAGAAGGAAAGGGACGATCTGAAAGAAAGACTCGCAAAGGATGACGAGGAAGACTGGAAGTCAAAGTACGACAAGGTACAGAAGGATTTCGAGGATTACAAGAAGGCTGACAAGGCCAAGGCAGAACTGACGAGAAAGACGGAGGCATACAAGTCTCTGCTTCTTGAGGTCGGCATATCTGCGAAGAGAATCGATCAGATCCTCAAGGTATCGGCAGAAGAGATTGCCAAGGTCGCATTTGATGATGAAGGCAAGGTGAAAGATGCAGACAAGTTCAAAGAGTCCATTCAGAAAGAGTGGGACGGCTTCATCGCCAAAGAGGGCGAGAAGGGAGCGGATGTGTCTACTCCACCAAAGGGCAACGGCGGTGGCTCGATCTCCAGAGATGAAATCTACAAGCGTGACGAAAGAGGACGCTTTGTGATGGATTCGAAGCAGAGACAGGAGGCTCTCGCCAAGATCATTCAAGAAGAACAGAAAGGATAATAATCATGGCTAAAACTAATCTTACAAAACAGGCAAACATCGACACATCGGTTCGTGAGATCGACTTCGTCACAAGATTCGGTCTGAACTGGGACGCACTCCGAGACATCCTCGGAATCATGAATGTGATCGAGAAGGAGGCTGGCACAAAACTGGTCGCAAGCAGAGGAACAGTCACGCTCGAGGACTCCGTAGGAGAGGGTGAGGAGATTCCATACAGCCTCGCAGAAGTCGAGCCTGTAGTTTTCGGTGACCTCACAATCGAGAAGTACGCCAAGGCAGTATCGGTAGAGGCTGTTGCCAAGTACGGTGCAGCCGCAGCGGTTCAGAAGACTGACGATGCGTTCCTCTACGAACTTCAGAACAAGATTCTGACAAGATTCTACGAATTCCTCAACACCGGAGAACTCACAAGTGCAGAGGCCTCGTTCCAGATGGCTCTGGCTATGGCAAAGGCCAATGTACTGGACAAGTTCCAGAAGATGAGAAGGACAGTCACCGAGGTAGTCGGTTTCTGCAACATCCTCGATGTATATCAGTACATCGGTGCAGCAAACATCACGGTTCAGACACAGTTCGGACTGAACTATGTGAAGGACTTCATGGGTTATTCGACCCTGTTCCTCCTGTCCGAGCCGGACATCGCAAGAGGCAGAGTGATCGCACTTCCTGTCGAGAACATCGACCTCTACTACATCGATCCGAGCAACAGCGACTTCGCACAGTTAGGACTCGACTACACCGTACAGGGTGAGACGAATCTGATCGGATTCCACGCACAGGGCAACTACGGAACAGCCGTAGGCGAAGTATTCGCACTCATGGGCATGGCTCTGTGGGCAGAGTACATCGATGGCATCGCAGTAGTCGATGTTGACGATTCTTTTCTGACTGATCTTACTGTTACGGCTGACCCAGCAGACACCACATTCCCGTGGACTGACAAAACGCCGTCTGATTTCCAGAGCAATGTGGCGGTTGCTAATGGTGAGATCACAGGAACACTCGCCTACATGGAGGGCGGTCTCTCGCCAAGTGGGCCACTCTCGGGTGATGGTCACTTCATCGCTCTGAAGTTCGACAACTTCTCGAGTGGTCTGACATACGCAAATGTACAGGTCGGCATCACACCGTCCCACGGCACAGGCATGGTAACACTCGACTCCGACAAGGATGCGGTGTTCAAGGTCGCTGACAAGAATCAGAAGATCAAGACCGTACAGACGGATGCGAATGGTCACAAGAACATTCAGTACTTCGGTCTGTCTGGTCTGACACTCGAGCCAAAGGGTGCGTGATCTATCAAAGAACGATGAGGAGGTAGTTCTATGAAGTATCGAGTAATCAAGGACTTCACAGACCTCAAAGATGACAACCATGTTTACCTTGTGGGGGATGAATTCCCCCACAAGGGCGTGGAAGTGAGCGATGAGCGTATCGCTGAACTGGCATCCACATCAAATAAGCGTGGCGAGGCTCTCATAGAGGCTGTGAAGGCACCACAGAAGGCGAAAATACCGCCTGTAACGAAAGAAACCAAGCCGACCGACAAACAGGACGGCAAGGCAGAAACGAAGCCGAAAAAGGCGAAAAAGAAGAAGGAGAAGTAATACGATGCTGACCGAACTGTGTCAAGAGTTGAAGAACTGGTTTGAGAAAGATAAGTACTTCGGTACTTTCACAATTGAAGGAGGACGGCTTGCTGACGGCTCTTTTCTACAGGACGGTCAGTATTATCGCATTGTAGGCTCCGTATTCAATGACGGAGTGCACAAGTATGATCCGACAGACACCGAATCCCTCGTGGACGAGGTGTTTGAAGGTGCCGTATGGGCGATGGCTGTCCCTCCTACAGTCATTGCCCTCTCGGAAAGGATCTCGGCATGGATGAACAAGTATGGCGGTGCAGACAGTTCTGCCATGAGTCCGTTTCAGTCGGAATCCTTCGGAGGTTACACATATTCGAAAGGTAGTGGGGGTTCGGGTGCCGGAGGCAGTAGCGTTCCGACATGGAAGAGCGTCTTCGCTGACGAACTGAACAGATGGAGGAAGTTATGAGTCTGCTGAATGAATTAATGGAATCGTGTATCTTGTTGAATAAGCAGACAACGCTGGATGAATATGGAGGCTTCGTTAACAAATGGGTGGACGGAGCCTCTTTTGATGCAGCGATCACCTTCGACACATCCATCGAAGCAAGGGCAGCGGAGGCACAGGGTGTGCACTCTCTGTACACCGTAACAACACCGAGGAATGTTGTGCTTCAGTACCACGACATATTCCGCAGAGCACGGGACAACAAACTGTTCAGAGTCACATCTGACGGCGATGACAAGTACACGCCGAATAGTGCGACCTTGGACATGAGACAAGTAAACGCCGAGGAGATCTCGGCACTTCCATAGGAGGTGGGACATGGCTGATAAATGGACGGCGATACAAACGCTGTGGAGCAGTTTCGGTCTGACCGCTTATGACGAGAATACCGTTCCCGACAATGCGGTGTTGCCCTACATAACCTACTCGGCATCAGTCGGGGATCTCGATGAGGCCGTGTATCTTACCGCATCCATTTGGTACAGATCTAACTCGTGGACGGAGGTCAGTCAGAAGGCAGAAGAGATCAGCAACCTCATCGGAGGCGGTATGGGTGTCGGCTATGACGGTGGACGGCTCTGGGTGACCAAGGCCACTCCGTTTGCACAGAGGCTGGCAGACGAAAATGACCGACAGATAAGAAGAATCGTATTACAGACCACAGGCGAATTTCAGTAGAAAGGAAACATCATCATGGCACAGAAATACACAAGGGTACCGACCGATACCTTCGAGAAACTCCAGTTGAACGCTGGCATACTCGTTGACGAGTTCACGCCATCAACGGGAGTGATCGGCAACATTCTCGGAGCCACAACGGGCGGTGTCAACTTTACAACAAATCCAGAATTTACGGACTTCGGTGAGGACATCGACAATGTCCCGAACAACATGCTCGAACTGAAGCATCTGAAGCAGTATGATCCGCAGATGAGTGGCACATTCCTCACTTGCTCAACGGCTCTTGCCAAGAGGCTGGTGGGTGCAGCCGACATCGACACACAGGACACCACGAAGGTCGTGCCGAGGGCAGAACTGCTCAAGACAGACTTCGAGGATGTGTGGTGGGTAGGTGACTACTCCGATGTGAACACGGGCGAGAATGCCGGATTCCTTGCGATCCATCTGATGAACTCTTTGAGCACGGGTGGGTTCCAGATCCAGTCCGAAAAGGACGAAAAGGGTAAACTGTCCTTCGAATTCCACGGGCATTACAGCATCGAGGAACAGGACACCGTACCATTCGAGATATTCGTCAAGAGTGGTTCGGCTGAAGTCGAGCCAGCGGTAAATCTCAATAAGCATTATATCGAGATCGAGGGCACAGGCACAAAGACTCTTACGGCGGTCACAACGCCATCGGGCGGTAGCGTAACATTCTCGTCCGGCAATAATGAAGTCGCAACCGTAGGCACAAGCACAGGCGTTGTCACAGGCGTAGGTGCTGGCAACACGGTCATTACGGCAAGTGCAACAATTGATGGCGTAACAGTCACCGATACATGCACGGTCAAGGTCACAGCACCAGCGGGAGCGTAAAACGAACTGATTTATAGGAGGGATAGATCATGAAAAACCTTGCAAATTGCAAACCGTCAGAATTTCTGACACAGACGAACAAGATCCGTAAGTCGGTCAGTAAATGGCTGACCGACACGGATATTGTCAACATACGCAAAAGGGTACCGTCTTTCAAGGAGGGTGCGACCGATGAAGAACGGAAAACAGCACTAAACAAGCAAGCATCAGAGAACCTCAAGGACATTCTGGACGCAGTTCTGGAAGAACACCCAGAGGAGACTCTTGAGGTGCTTGCTCTTTTGTGTTTTGTAGAGCCGGAACACATCGATGATCACGACATGACCGAGTACATCGAGTCGTTCAACGAACTGCTCAACAACAAGGCGGTGCTCAATTTTTTTACATCCTTAATGAATGTGGGGAGTCTGCTTGGATAAGCGGATGTGAGACTATTCGGCTGGATCTCTTGGAGATGCTCGGCACCGAGTATGTAATCGACCATGTCGTTGCCGAGTACAACCGCCGAATGGAGGAGGCATCTTATCGTGGCTATGTGTGCGATCTGTTAAAGTGCCTCGCAGAATTCGTTGGCACCGATGTGCCGTATCGCTACGCCGAGTTGATAACCCCACAGAAAAAGGAGCCGGAGAAGACGGGTGATGAGGTCGCACTTGAAGTGATCGAAAAGTTAGGATTAAAGGTGAAACATGGACTTCATGAAGTTGAAAGCGACTCTGACGCTTGACTCAAAGGAATATGAAAAGGGACTAAATGATGGAGAGGGCAAGGCCAAGGCATTCGGTGGCAAGTTTGCCGGAGCGTTAAAGGTTGCAAAGGTCGGTGCTGTTGCACTCGGCACGGCAACCATCGCAGCAGCCGGAGCCGTGGCAAAGTTGGCGAAGCAATCGGTCACGGCGTACGCAGAGTACGAACAGTTGACGGGCGGTATCAAGAAACTGTACGGCGAGGGCTACGACCAGATGATGGAGTATGCCAACCAAGCGTATCTGACCGCCGGAATGTCTGCGAATGCTTACATGCAGAATGTCACAGGCTTCTCGGCAGCACTCCTCAACTCGGTCGGCGGTGATTCACAGGAGGCTGCACGGATCGCTGACATGGCGATGCAAGACATCTCCGACAATGCGAACACCTTCGGCAAGTACACAGTTGAGGAACTCGCTGGCGTGTACCAAGCACTCGCAAAGGGTCAGTATCAGACCCTTGATAACCTCAACCTTGGGTTCGGCGGTACGAAAGAGGGTATGCAAGGCCTCATAGACAAGGCCAACGAAATAGCCAAGGCGAATGGCGAAGCCGGAGATCTGACCATCGATTCTTACGCCGACATCGTTGAGGCGATCCATCTGGTGCAAGAGGAGATGAACATCACGGGCACCACGCAGAAAGAAGCCTCGAAGACCATACAAGGGTCTATCAACATGGCGAAGGCAGCGTGGGAGAATCTGCTGACAGGAATGGCAGACCCAGATGCGAATATTGCAGAACTCACGGAGAACTTCATGACCTCAATAGGCACGGTCATGGAGAACATCGCTCCGGCTGTGTTACAAGCGATAGAGGGCATTGGCACGGCATTGACCGAGATGCTCCCGACATTACTTGAGGGTCTGCCGACAGTCATCGAGACATATCTGCCTCCGCTGTTGCAGACAGGCGGTAAGTTAGTGATGACCCTTATTAATGGGGTGACACAGGCAGCACCGCAACTGATAAGCACGGCATTCATGCTTGTTTCGGATATAGTCATAGGACTGTTACAGGCGTTGCCGACTCTTATCGAGAGCGGTCTGAATCTTATCACGGCTGTCATCGAAGGGTTCGGTTCTGGCGAGGGAGACTTCCTTGAGAAGATCGGCGAGATCATCGCTGCACTCATAGGAGCACTTATCGAGTCCATTCCGAGGATACTCGAAGCGGTGTGGCACCTCACCAAAGCGATCATGAAGGCCTTCTACCAAGTCAACTGGCTCGAACTTGGGTTGAGAGTGATAAGGGGAGTCCTGTCTGGAATACAGTCGGTGGCACCTCGTGTGCTGGATGTCGTCAAGAACCTCGTTCAGAGAGTTCTGCGGTACTTCGGATTCACAGGACTCGCAGCCAAGGCCGGAGCAGCATTTGACAAAGCGAAGACCGCAATTACGCAGAAGTTGGATGCAGCCAAGGAAAAGGTGACGGGATGGATAGATGCGATCAAAGGGTTCTTCCCAATAACTCTTGGTAAGATCTTAAGTTTCTCGCTCCCTAAAATAACCATAGGGTCGAAGAGCAAGAGTGTCGGTGGCAAGACGGCTACAGCACCTACCTTCGATGTTGGGTATGAGCAATACGCCAAGGCTATGAGCGTTCCGTATATGCTTACAAGGCCGACACGGTTCGCCATCGGTGGTGAATCTGGAGACGAGATGCTCTACGGCAGAGCATCCCTTATGAGAGACATCAAGGAGGCTACAAGTGGCAATGGTGGAGTCGTGAACATCTATCTCCAGTACGATGCATCTGATGATGCCAATGACATGGTGAGAGATGTAGCACGAGGATTAATTCGATATAAGATGGCAGGAGCGTTCTAATGGCAGTCAATATAACAGGAAGACCAATGCTCGGCGTGAGCAGCCTGTCTGCACCTATAAGGGTGAAAAACACTCGGAAGATGCAAGCCTCGTGGAAGGTTTCGGGGTGGCTCACGAACGAGAACAACAACAGAAGAGCAACAAATCTGCAAATCACTTGGACATTAGACATAAAGCAGAGGACGGCAAAGAAAGACCCGAAGGTGGTAACGAAGAACGCCTCGGTCAGAGTGAAGACGAGCATTATCAATTTAGACAGTTTCAAGATTGGGAAGAAGACATATACTCGTAACGACTTCTACCCTGTCGGGAAACTGATATTACAGGCGGTCACCGCAACGGTTGCTCCGAAGAATGCTAAAGGGGTCGGCACGAAGGCTGCTGCGAAGGCAACGAGGAAGTTCAAGGTTCCGGTGGCTCCGGCTATATCTGATCCGACATTCAACCCGAATACAGGAAGTGTGTCTGCCACAATCACGACAGACGCTGGCCTCACATACGCCGAGAGATACGACACCAAGTACGAGGTGTCCGTCTACGACAGCAGAACGGGTGAAACGATCCTCGCTTCAGATGATGCGTCCAGATCCACGGAGTTCTCGTTGAGTTATGATGTACAGGACTACCAAGCACTCGGATATGACGATTATGTGAAGATTACATTCTCGGCAAAGGCAAGAGGCTATGCCGGAGATTCGAAGACGGTCACAAGGACATATTATGTCTCGTATCCATCGCAGGTCACCATCAAGAGTGCGACATGTGACAGCAAGAGCAACACGGGCAAGATGACGGCTCTGATAGACACGAACAAGGTCAAAGAGCACCCTATTGATGAGATCCAGTTGGAGTACCTTGCTAATGTCGATTATGCGACCGCTGACGAGATCGCTGGCGATGCTGGGTGGACAGCCACGGACATCGTGGACGATGTGGACTGCACGGCGATGGCGATGCCTGTCGCAGATCTGTTGCCGGACAGGGGCAAGTACACATGGCTTCGTATAAAGTCGTACCACGCTGCGGAGAATGTGCTCTATAGGTACTCGAACTACATGATGGTCGAGGACTTGGTCACGCCAGCAGCCACGGCTGCGGATGACTCCATTACGATCATCTCGGCACGAGCCGGAGCAGACGGAGTATCTGCCGTGGTGCACCTCGGTTGGAACGCTGACGGACAGGATGACTCCGATGGCACGGAACTGTCATGGGATGAAGAGGAAGATGCATGGAAGTCCACCAAAGACCCGTCCAAGTATGAATTCACATGGTCTGACGGTCGGTATCCAGAGACAGGGGCGATCCAGTACCACGATTCGGCAACGATCACCATCAAAGGCCTCGGTGAGGGTGAGAAGTATCACATCAAGGCAAGGCGGTACAAGGACGGCGAAACTACGACCTATTCGGACTACTCCAATGCAGCCACGGTGGTGACGAGCGAGAAGCCGGAGATGGTCGTGGCGAGTTGTGACGGCTATATCCCTGTCGGGGAGCCTCTGCAAGTTTATTGGACATTCTCCGGCAACGGAGTGCAGACGGCATGGCAGATCGTCAAAGCCGACACAGGATACTCTTACAGGCAAGTCACGGGAGCAACGGGTGACCCATCCGCACAGGGATGGTATGAACTTGTGAGTGGTGAGTATGTGCTCTCCTCTGACACCGAGGTCGATGATGAGAAGGTCTACTACGAGAGGGAGACATACGGCTCGATCATAGCCGAGGGCGAGGGCAGCATCGGTTCGGCACAGATAAGTGCCGACAGGCTTGCATCGCTTGCCGTTGATGGCACGGTATCGTTCACAGTACAGGCATCGACAGGCTCTGGCTTCGTGGCGAGTGAGGCCAAGAAGGTAACCATCCTCGAAAGGCCTACGCTTGAGGTGGACATATCACCAACTCTGACGGTTCAGCCGTTTGAATTTGATGCTACAGTCTCGACTCCGTGTGACCTTGTGGTCATCGTGTCGAGTCAAGGTGCTAACGGTCAGTATCCAGAGGGATTCCTCACACAGACGAGCGGAGACACCGTGTTCAGCGATGTTATCTCTCCTGTGTGGGAGACAGAAAACGATGCACTCACGGCAACTATCACGCTGCCGACAGGCCTCGACTTCTGGGATCTTGGCGGTTACGAAATATCCGTCATGGCGATCGACCGTACGACAAGACTTCAGACGGAGGAGATCGTGACGGAGTTCGGGGTAGAGTGGGCGAATCAAGCGAAAGACCCGACAGCCGTGCTGACGGCGGTGGATGAGGTCGATGCGTCTGGCGTACACCATCTCGCCGTGGACATAGCACTTACACCGCCATCAGAATCTGCCGAGACAGATGTATATGACATCTACAGGATGGACGGCGGTAATCCTCATCTGATCGGTCAGTCGTTCCCACTCACATACACAGCCAGAGATGAGTATGCACCATTCGGGGAGGACATGAGTCTGTACTACCGCATCGCATTGAGGACGGTGGACGGCGATGTTGCCTTCAGCGACTTCGAGTATCAACTTGAGAGCAAACTGATGCGTTTCGATTGGTCGGGCGGTGTTCTTGAACTGCCGTATGGCATCGGCATCGAGGATTCGTATGGCAAGGATGTCGAAATCAGACAGCACATGGACGGTTCTTCTGATGCGTACTGGAATCCGAACATCGAGCGTAAAGGGTCGCTCTCATCATCTGTCATAAAGATAGTACAGCCGGAAGAGGTTGACCTTGCGAGGGCATTAGCCAGATATGACGGTGCCGTGTTCGTGAGGTTGCCGGACGGAAGTGCTTATGAGGCAGATGTACAAGTCACAAGCCTTTCGAGGGAGAACGAGGCGGTGACTTCGATAGCCGTGGATGCGACCGAGATCGGACTGACACAGGAGTTCATTCTTCCGTCACCATACGAACTTGAGGATGAAGAAGAAGATGAAGGTGAGAGTGAGTAATGGATTGGGACAGATCGTATTCCGCAACATGGCGAGTATATAAGGTGAATCCGAAGACATGGGCAGACGGAGAAAGGCTCGAAAAGGTCGATTCCGTCAGCCTGTCTCGGACAGCCGATGGAAAGATGCTCGAATCGGGGAGCATGAGCCTCACGGGAGACTTCGAGACGGGATACTACCGAATCGTGATGATCGCCGAACAGGGCAACCTTGTGGAGAGAGTTGATATCGCCACGCTCCTGTTCCAAGAGACGGGTGGCTCGTATAACTACAGGACAGATTATCGGGATATAGACGGGAGTTCCGTACTGTTCCCAGCATCCACCACGGCGGTGGTCATAGGTGAGTACGCTCCGGCTGGAGTCGATGGTGCGAGGTACGCAGCAGACTTGCTTCGGAGTGCAATCAATGCTCCTGTCGAGGTCGAGGGTGGGTACATCCTCAACGATCATGTTGTACACGACCTCGGTTCCTCTGTTTTGGAGGCGGTGTGGTCTGTGCTCGATGCTGGAGGGTACATCATCCAGATCGATGGCAGAGGCGTGGTGCACATCAAACCGAAACCAACCACGCCTGTGCTCGTTATCGACAACACGATGGTGAGACTGATGCAGAACGGGGTCAAATACACCGCAGATGAGAGCGACATCCCGAATCGCTATGTGGTCGTTGACGGCATCCACATCACCATCGCCACGAACGAGTCCGAGACAAGTCCTGTCTCTGTTCCGAATCGAGGCTTCTGCGTGGATCGGGTGGATAAGTCACCGAAGCCGATAAACGGCGAGACATACGGCGAGTATGCCAACAGGAAACTGCGAGAGGCCAGCGTCCTTAAGGAGAGCACATCTTACACAAGGGAGTATGTTGACGGCGTCTATGTGTACGACATCGTGCGGTCATCCATCAATGGAATGCAAGGAGACTACCGCATCCACTCGCAGAGCGTGAATTGTGACAACGGCATAACTATAAACGAGAAAGCGAACAAGGAGACATCTGTATGGTAAGTAATGAAGCAATCGGTGAATTGGTACAGGCGTTACAGCCGGAGCCGACAGATCAAGACACGACTTACGAGGCTGTGGTATCGAGGGTCGATGAAGAGGGCGTGGTGTGGGTACGCCTCGCTGGTAGCGACAAGGAAACTCCGACCGCATCCACATCTGCCGAGGTCAAGCGTGATGACCTTGTGAATGTCGAATGGCGTAACAACAAACTGTACATAGCCGGAAACTACTCGAATCCGTCTGCTGGTGCGATCAGAGTCGATGCGGTCGAGAGGGCAGCGACCGTGGCACGGACGGCTGCACAGAGTGCGGTAGCAGACGCACAGATAGCAAGGGAGGCAGCCGAGTCTGTCGAGGGCATCGCCATAAGAGCCGAGGGATATGCGACCGAGGCGAAGGCAAGTGCCGAGAACGCATCGGAGTACGCAGCCAGAGCACTTGGCAATCTGTCCACGGTGCAGAGCGTGACGGAGACTCTTAACTGGATCACGGCACACGGCACGATGACGCTCACGACCGATACGGCACTCGACCCGACTCATGTGTATTTCGTAGTAGATGCACAGGGTGACTATGAGGTCGGCGGTACCCACTACTCCGTGGTTACGGAGCCAGATGTGGCAGACATATCGACCTACTATGAACTGTCAATAGACGAGTCTCTGAATAATTATGTCGGGACACATCTCGCTGCCACGAGCGAAGGTCTGTGGCTTCTGCCAGATGCTGATGGGAACAAGGTTCTGATCGCAACAGGACAGGGCACGACATACACGGAGGCTGGCACTTACATCGTTGACACAGTGAATGGTGAAGATGTCATTCTTGCACATTTCACAGCGAATGGTGTACAGATAGGCTCTGAAGCGGCGACAAGCATGATGTCGATGTCCTCGAGCGGATTCAAAATAGAAGATGACAACCTCCTGTCGGTGGCAGAGATAGGCAAAGGACTGACGCTGATAAACCATTTTATTGTAGCGGCTGAAGACTTAGAGACTTCCATAAAATGTGCCTCTTATGTTTTCTATGTTCTTTCAAACAGGCGCAATCAATACTTTAATTTTGCTGGAACTCCTGTTGGCGAAATCAAAGTGACCCTCCCGTGGGAAAAGAGGGATGCGTCGAATGAAATCACCGATAGCGGCACGATAGAGTTCTTGTTTGATGCAGGAGTCACCGAATACAAGCTGGATACTACAGGGTGCATTCGAGCGGGTTATTCTACAACAGACAACCGTATCGTACTCGAAGTATATCAAGATGTAGGCGAGCCGTATACCAGCTACATAAGAAATCTGAGTATTACTGGCGATGTTCCGTTACGCACAAACAGCCGAATACGCATGGGCGTAGTGAGCGCAAATAATGTATCGGGAAGCGGTGGTATTTATGTTCACTTTGTAGTCAAGATTGTTCCCAAGGGAGGAACACCTGTTACCAAAACCATTACTAAAACATTTTCGAGTAGCGACCTCCCGACAGGACACGGTGAGGAAAAGTCTACGAGTTATTCGTATACCGTGAATAACAAGACATTTCGGATTAGTTTAATTGCGGCACTCACAGCATGGGGCTCTTCTGCCGATGCTAATGAATATACCTTCTATTTGAAGCTCGCTTCTTCTTATTCAACTTCAGATTTCGATGGAGTATATGCTTCAGACTCGTCATACATCAGATACACATTTAATGGACTTATTTACAGTGCCACCCCAATAGTGGACTACTATAGCCAAGCTCAAGGTCCATACTATAGTTTTGGGCAGAGAACGGGCGGCAACAAGGGCTCGTACTCGCTAATATCTGGTCAAGGACTTACGGCTGAGTTCCCACGAGAAACGGTGCTCGGCAAGTACAATGCTGATGCAGAAGACTACGCACTTACGATAGGTAATGGAACTGATGAGAATACTCGCTCTAACGCCCTTGCCGTTACATGGGACGGAAACGCACACATC